CTGGGCGCGCTCCAGTGAATATTGGAAGGGCGAGCTGCTAGCCGCGAATCGCAAAATGGTGGAGGCCATGCAGACGATTCAATCGCAGGGCGAGGAGATCGAACGGTTGCGCGCCGAGGTGAAATGCCCGTGCGGAGTGGCATACCTTCGCGTCGAAGGCGGATACGTGCCTGTGTGCGACTGCGCCGCGAAGAATGCCGTCACCCCTCAGCAGTTGCTCGGATAGCGGATGAATGCAACCATGAAAACTTGGCTTTGGCCGATCAATTGGTACCTGCGCATACGGCAGCTTGAGGCCGAAGTCGCCTGCCTGCAGCACAAGAATCGAGAGTTGGACGCAGCATTACGAGCGGCGGCGATCAGTCAGACCCTTTTGACGAGCACGTACGTTTCAGCCGTTTCGGCGATCGCATCACTGGTCAGTGCTAAGCACTCCTAATTCGCTATAACCGATTGCAACCGACAATGCTCAATAAACGTCGTAGTACTAAGTTAACTAGCGCTTGCGCATGCATGGGGTGTGGATATCGAAAGGTTGCTGGCATGTGTCCTTGCGGCGCAGGTTGCCGTTGTAAATGCCGGTTGAGTCCCAAGGCGCGGCAGCCATACGAAATAGCAGATGCCAAGCGGTTGATCTCTATACACGAGGAGCAGATAGCTCACGGCGAGTCAGTCGAGAGCAATACCAAGGCTATTGAAATGTGGCGTGAGAGGCTCAGGAAGCTGAGCGCGCCAATTTAATTCGCTATAACCGCTATCCCCGTGCCCGCATCACATCTGCACACTTCTTTCGATACCCGCGCCACAGCAAGGCGCACAATCACATCAGCCACGGACAGGAATTATAAGAATGAGTCCAACTACCATGGGTCTTTTGTCTTTTTTGATCGGCATGCCCTGCGGGGGTTATCTGGTCGCGCTCTACTATGTAGGGTCAAGGGAAAAGCAACGGATGGAAAAGCTTCACCCTTATTGGTACGACAACGACGCGTGATCACGCAACGCCCTTGATCTTATCCACGGTACGCAGCGTCCCTAAGCCCAGCAGACCGCCCAGGAGCGTCAGTAGCGTACCCATATCCAGGGTAGGGAAGACAAGCGGATGACCGATCAGGGAAGCCAGCCAAGTGGCCAGAGGGGCAATGAGGAACTGGGTCGCGAGTCCCGCCCCGCAAATCCAGCCAATCGCAGGTCTCCAACCGCTCTTGAACAGATCCGTTGATGCAGCTTCGGTCTGATTGACTGCGATTTGGGCGAGGTCGCGTTGAAGCTGATTATCGAGCTCCTTGAACTCGCCCGCCTGATTCATCTTCATTACTTCAAGCTGCATGGCCGCTTTCTGGGCAGGATCCGGCACCAGCTTGTCGATGATGTGCAGGACCGGACCGGCAATGATGTCGAAGATACCCATCTACTTGTGCTCCACCCATTGCCCAGTTTCGAGCATGGTCATTGCGCGCTCGGCGCGGGTATGTGTCTGCGTACGCCACCAGTCCGAATCCCTGCCCGCCTCGGCGGCTTTCGGGTAGTCCCGGGCCTCGAGAGCGGCCATGAACTGCGGCCAGTGCAGCGGCTTCGTGGTGAGCTGGAAGGCCATGGAGATCAGTACCGCCTGGCGTACCTCGTTGAGCTCGGCGTAGTGCGGAAAGCGCGCAGCAATGACGCGGGCCGTCATGGAGTCGTGTGCGAACTGCACCGTGATGGCTTCGTCGCACAGACCCGAACCGGGAATGCTCGGGTCTACCAGACAGCCGATCCCGATCGTCAGCAGCTTGAGGGAGTCGAAATAAACGACGCGGCTTTTGCCTTCTTCTTCTGAGACGAGCTGCTCGGCCAGATCCGTCATTGACGTTCCAACAGCGCGATGCGCAACTCGTGCTGCATGCACAGGTTCGCGGTCTCGTGGAGGTGTCCACGGATACCTGTGGAGTGTGTGCCGATATCTTCTTTCATCCGTTCCACATCCTTGTTGATCCCCTCAAGACGTGCCATCAACTGCCGACACTCCACAACATGCCCCCATAATTGGGTAGCAAAGAACCCCATAACACCCATCAGAATCACGACAAGAATTCCGATCGCCCATTGGAGCGTCTCCATCGGTCACGAATAACCGCCGCAGACCTTGTTTACGCCAGCCAACAGCTTCTGCCGGTCCGCGAGCGTCCACGTGTTGGTATGCTTCTCCATGATGTCGGCTGCAGCCTTCGCAAGCTCGGTCGCTTCGTTGACCAGGGACTGCGAGTACTCCGCACTGTAGTGAACCTTACGCATCTGCGCATCGAACGCAGCGAGTTCTATCGGATCTGTCGGAACCGTGGTGAACGTCAATGTTGATCGAACTACCAGAATACAGGCTAATCCACCCATTTATCGCTCCTTCCGTTTGTATTCGAGATTACCATTAGGACCCTTGGCTATGTCGCCGGGCTGCTTGATCCCCTCGCGCAGCATCAGCGCATCGTGATTATCGACCGTGACGGTGAGCACGTGGAACTTGGTATAAAGCACCCAGACCGCTCCGGTTGCAAACATCGAGGTTGCCATCGCGAAAGCACTCATGATGCAACAGAGCATCAGCCACGGCAGGAGCTTCGAATGCTCAGTGAAGTGGTTGGCATTGACGTTCGCTCCCGGCAGTGCCTGGATCGATTTATCCGGCGAATTCGTGCGCGAGCCCACATTGGTGTGTTGGGGCGGGGATTCGGGATCGATGTTGATCACGTGCTCTTCCATCATTCGTGGTACCTGGACCCGACGATCTTCTGCAGCCCGTCCACCTTCGCCTCGAGCGCGCTGAGTCTCCCGAACATCAGCACTCCGCCAATCACGGAACTCGCCACGAGGGTTGCCAGAATCCCCAGTATCCACTTGAGCACCGGGTCCCCGGCGCCCCCCTCGTGATAGCCGCCTTGTATCTCGACCGAAGCGCGCAAGGTCTGCCTGATCAAGTCCTTGAGGCTCTTCTCGTCCTCGTCCTGCCGGGGATTGAAGTCCGGATCGAGGCGACGGCTCTCCAAGATCTGGTCCACCAGTGCCTCCGATCTCGCCCACAGGTCCCCAGTTGAACCCCACATCGCCCCCGTTGTCATAGCTGTCCTTTAGCCGCTTTGGATGAGCTGAATGTCGATGCTGACGTTGGTATAGGCCACGGGCCAGCTCACCGCGAGCACGCCGCTGTTTGAATTCGCTATCGTCGCGGTTCCACCCACAGCGCCGAACTCGACCGTCAAAGTCAGTGCAGTGGTGCCAGTGGTGCCCGAACGATCGGGCCCTTGGATGATCGTCGATTGCGTCAGGAATGATTTGGCCGAGACGTTGAAGTCGTTATCCTTGATGACGCGATCCGTGCGGGTCTTGCGATATACCCCTGCTCCGCCACCCTGATTTGCGGTGAGCGTGATCTCGTACTCGGTGCCGTATTGATAAGGCACGGTGATAAAGCTGCTGCCTCCGGAAGTCCCGATAGGACCGAACCACCGCGACATGTTCTTCATTTGCAGAGGCACGGTCGATTGCGCATTCACAAACGGAGTCGCGCCATCGCCCTTGATGGTACCCACGTAGAACGTGGAGGCCGCATTGCTGTTGCTGATGTTGGTTGCGGTTGTGCACAAGAGGTCCGAATACATGATCCCGTCCATCTCGCACACACACTGCGCAGACCCGCCGTAGTTCAGGACGCCCCCGCCAAAAGGCAGATGTCGGAACTGTGAATCGGTCACTCTTAATGTGCCCTGGTTCAACTGCAGGGCGAGTGCTGTGGTAGAGGCCGTATAAGTAGAGTTGGTCGGTGCGCCATCAAAGAGACAGCTTTTGACATCCACGATAGCGCCTGCGGCCTGCACCAGAATGGCCGCTGTAGGGGATCCACCGCCGAATTGACCCCAGTTATGGAAGGAACAGTCATTCAGTTCAACCTGCGCGTTGGCGAGCCCAATCGACACACAGTTGGCGAATGAGGTGAGCGTAGTAACGGGATTGTTGATGAACTTACATCCCTGAAACTTGACACCCTTAATGCTTTTGGTGCCCGCTCCCATCTGAACACCCACCACCTTGGGGTATTCGATATTGCAGCCGATGAACAGATGATCGGAACTGTCCCCTGTCGTGCCATCGAAGTTGATGGCGATATTCTGGTTGAAGAAGCGGACGTTGTTGATCGTCTGGTTGGTGCCAGCCCCGATGGTCATTCCAGTGAGGCCACCATCGACCTCACAGTTATAGACGTAGCCACCAGCCAGATAGACCGCCTGCCCGGGTGCTGCAAACCAGATGTCGTGACACAGCACGCCGGGGAAATCGATATTGACGACGGATGCGGAAGCAGGACCGCCGTTCACGAACAAGCCGTAGATCTCGGGCGGGAATCCACCCGTGAGGTAAATCGTGCCTTTGGTGGGCGTCGCGCCGATGAGGGACCAGCCCAACTTGAAGACGTCCGTCGTGCCGCCGACAAAACCTGTGGACGCATCGATGTAGCTGCTCATCCCATCGCCATGCAGAATGGTGCCGGTGGGGACATAGACGGTGCTGGTGAGCTTATATCGCCCCGCAGGGACATAGGCCGTGCGGTAGGCGGTGGGTTCAATGGGCGCAAAACTGGCCAGTGTCGCGGCGTTGAACGCGTTGGTGCTATCGTTCGCTCCCGTCGGATCGGCGCCGTACCGTAATACATTGCCCGGGGGATAGGCGTAATTGGTCGGTGTGATCCCGGCGGCCAATTCCAAAGGACTCGGTGATGGCGATGGTTGGGCAGCGAGAAAATCCAGCGCCGAAATACCCCCGGGGATGTCCGGGACATTGTCCAATTCGACACCGGTCGCCGATAGAATCCGCACCTGGTAGGTCACGGCCGGATCAAGCCAGATGACGGGCCAGTAACCATCGTCGTGGGCCAGAACCGGGAAGTCATGCGCAACCGTCAGTGCGGCGTCGTGATAGACCGGGTGGGGTGTTTGCGTGCCCGTCAGGTAGAAAAAGGCCTGCGCGCCGGCATACGGATTGCCGGTGACATTGATCTTCGTTTGACGGGGCAGTACGAACTGGCTCATAAAGCCCTCATGACAATCGTAAAGGTGATCACGGGCTGGTTTGTGCTGGCGCTGGCGACAGTGGCTGTCTCAAGGTGGTGGCATTCGTGGCAGCGCTGGCGCCAACTGCCGCCGCCCGCAATCGATCCGAAAAAGCGCCTACGCTTGCCGGAGTGGCTCTCCTGAGCATGTCCGCGGAGAGCTTCGGGTCGAGCATCGCCCGCGCCAGGACTTCGTTGATCCCTTCGTCCGATCCACCGAATTTGTAGAGCCACGACAGCGGCTTAGTCAGCACTCGAATGAGCGGATGCGCTCCAGTCCCTCCTGCCCCGATCGCCTGCGCAATAGACAGATTCTGGAATGTGTCCGAACCCGGGGCTTTGATCAGGGGGCTGTTAATGGCCTGTCCGTACTTCAAATCGGTCCGGATCGCGTTCAGGCGATCGACTTGATCCGGCGTCAGCTTCGCACCGTTCTTCTGGATCGCGGCATCCAGCGCACGGCTGAAATTGGCGTTCCCGATGAAATTCTGCCCCGTCGTCACATCGGCACTGGTCAGTTGAGCTCGGCGCTGAATCTCCTGGATGACCTTCATTTGGTCGATCGGCTGAGATAAATCGCGGTATCGCTGCAGATACGCTTTGAAGCCCGGCGCGGCTTGCTCGATCGAATCATCCAGGGAAGAGACAACCTGCCCCAATTGCCCTCGAGCAGTCGCTAACGTGGAGGCATTGGGCGCGTTCTGCGAGGAAGGCTGCAGTTTCCCTTGCTGCGCGAGCTGCAAGTCCTTGCGGATCTCGTAGAGTGAAGCTGGGTTAGTCTCGTCCCCGATGAGCCCCTTGGCCCATTCAAGCGCCTTGGAGACGGTTTCACGCTTGCCCACTGGCGAGGCCAGTATCGAATCTATCGTGGCGTGGATGGGCGCAGGATCGGCCGTACCGCCCGCTGCAAAGGCCTGCTCGCGCATGGGCGTCGTTTGCGCATCGCGCGCGACTTTGGCAGCCGCCATTTCTGCAGGGGTACCGGCGACCGAAGACAGCTCAGCTTGACGTGCCGCGTTCTGCTCCGAGATCCGCTGACCAAAATCCGCCGTCCCGCGGCCACGGACGCCTTTCTCCAGTGCCATGAGACCTAAGTCTTGTGAAGCCTCGCCGGCAGTGCGTGCTGACCCGGGAACAACCGGCTGTGCTGTCTCGAGATTTGCAATAGCCGCTTGTGGGTCCGTGGCTTGGCGCGCCATGACCTGGCCGGCAATCTGCTCCTGCCCACTGCGCGTCAGGGGTCGCACGATATTCGCGACAAGACTCGCTCCACCTCGTGCAGCACCTTCTATCGCACTGGGCGCTAATCCACCCGCCAGTCCCGCGAGAAATTGCCCCCCCGGCCCTGCTCCCTGCTGACGGGCGAATTCGGAAGAGGTTGCGCCCGTCGCGCCGCCGATTCCGGCTCGAATAGCATTCGGGACCGTCGAAATCCCGCCAATTCCACCCAAGGTCAACGCCCCAGATGCCCCGCGGATACCTGCCGAGGTTAATTGCTCTGCCGGTGTTTCTGGAGTCGGCGCGCCGGCCCGGGTCAGCGCCATCGACAGCAGATCGCCGTACGAAGGCATGTCGGGGAAATGAGTGCCCATGAAATGATTGATCGCGGCAACGCCCCACTGCTGAGGTGTCCTGCCAGTGAGCGCCTTGGACATCATGTTGGCTGGGGTCTGATCGACCGCACTGAGCAGGGTGCCGCCCACGCCTTCACCCAATGCGCGACCCCCCAGCGCGATCTGGCGACCCACGTCAGTCTGGGCTGGAGTGATCTGTGCGGGCGTATCAGGCGATGCAGTTTGTGATCGGATGTAGTCCGCGAGCTGCTTGGCGCCCGCCGTATCGCCTGCAGCATCCGCTTTCTGCAACGCCGTATAGGCAGCAGTGAGATCGGCCATTTATTTGTACTTGTCGAGTAGCGCGGCGATGTTCGGCGGCGGACCGCCTGTGGCAGCAGCGGGCAACGGAGCGGCTCCCGGCACCATATATTTGCGCGTTGACTCGATCTCCTGCGCGCGCGCCGCTTCTTTCTGCGTTTTCACCGCAGGCCCGTCGCCGGGTTGCGGGAAGAATTGCTTCCACGTCGAGCGGATCTCATCCGGGTTCGCGGTAGCGCCCGACTTCAGGTAGAGCAGATTCGCCGCCCAGCGCAGTCCAGCCGATTCGTATTTCCTGAATTCATCGGTTTGAGCGACTTTCGCAGCCCCGCCCACAACCGGCAGACCACCGAGGAATGCATTCCACTTGCTGCTGGTGTCGGTGGCGCCGCCGGGCTGTTTCTCGAGTGCCTGAATCTGCTTCTCGGCATTCATCATGCTGTCGAAGAGAACCGCGTTTTTCTTGTCCGCCTCACCCATGGGCTTTTGAGACGGCGGACCCAACGCGGGACCCTCGGTCTGCCCTGGCTGCACCCACTTCTGGGTCTTGGTGCCATCCGGGTTATCGACCGTGACCAACTGGGGCTTGTTGGCTCGTCCGCTCTCGGCGGCCAGCCTTTTACGCTCAATATCCAACTGCGCATTCTGATAGGGCGTGATTTCCTCGGGTCCAGATTGGTAGAGCGGCTTGTGGGTGTTGGGATCGAGCACCGTGGAACCCTTCGGCACAATGGTCGGAGCGCGTTCCGGGGCCAGACTCGCCCATGTCTTCAAGTGCTGTACGAAGTCAGGGGAGTTGACATCCAGTTGGGTCGCATCGATGCCGGCGGCTTTGAACAGCGGCTGGTAGGCTGGATTTTGAATAATCGAAGCCGTCACCTGCCGTTGCTGTTCGGGCGGTTCGGCGGAGATCCGTTGCGCGAGTGAGCCGATCTGCTGAATCGCTTGGCTACGCTGCTGGGATTGCTGCTGCTGTTGCTCGGCGTCGAACTTCTGCTGATCCAAGGCAAAGGCGTTGCGACGCAGATCCAGCCCCTGTTGATTCTGGTTCTGGGTCGCGGCGAACTGCTGATCGGCCATGGCATTGCGACGCTGCGACTGAAGGCCCCCGACCCAATCGGGTTGCGCGTAGTTCAGTTGTCCTGCGACGGGAGTGAAGCCGGCCATGTCAGGTCCTCCGCCCAGAATAGTAATTGGGAGGTTGATAGCCCGATTTACTGAATCCACCGTAAGCTGCGTAGTTGCCGACGCCGGCAAAGGCATTGCTCCATGCGTTCGCCCCACCAATGATTCCCGAGGCTCGGGCATCGCCTGCGGCCAACGTATTGTTGCTGATGTTGTTCGCCGCATTCTGACCGGCCGCTGCAGTCGAGCCGGTGGCCTGCTGCCCCACTCCCGCCAGCCCCGCCTGGCGGTTCCACCAGTCACCGAATTGCGTCGAGGCGAGATTCGAGTTGAACTGATCGAGTGATCTCAACGCATTGCCCGAGAAGGCCCCTCCGCGTGCAGCGGCTGAAGACTCAATTCCCCTCATCCCCTGAGCCTTGGTGAAGGCATAGTCCGGGGATGCCATGAAATTCTTGTTCGGGTCGGCGAGATTGGCGAGCGCAGTTTGCCCAGCCGCACGCCAAGGCGCGAAGTCCTGACGTGTCTGGTCATACTGACGGGCTTGCTCGGCTGATGCTGCATCGGCTGAACGGGCCTGTGCATTGGCCGCACTTTTAGCACCCTGCGAGGCGATGACACCGCCGACAACCGCGCTTCCAACGACCGCGGTGGCTATTCCAGACATCGTGTGCGCTCCACTTTATCGCGCGCCAGGTAGCCCAGCGCCTTGAATTCGTCGAGTGTTCGGAAAATATGATCCTCAAGCAGGTCAATATCGCGCGCATCCCCCACGTTCGGGTGAACGGTGCGCCCGATCACATCGGTCAAGGTCTGCAGCACCATCTGATAGCCGGGGGTCGAGTGCATCGTGAAGGGAGCGGTAATCTCCTGCCGGCCGGTTTCCGTGATATGCAGTACGGTCCCTTTGACCAACTGACACTCGTGTCCGTGCCGGTGCTCGCGACCGATAAAGAGCGTGCCGGCCGGAATGAACATCTCGCGGATATACCACCCCGGTTGGAAGAAATGCATAACCGGCGCCTCGATTTGGGGGCCGGCGAGCATGTCAACGCCGATATAGGCCAACTTTTCTTTCCAGCTCAACGGGGCCAGTTCCACCGCTTCGAGCCGCTTCACGTCGAGCATCCGCCAACCTCTGCAGACACAACAGGTCTGCCATGGATTTGTTCAATTGCACCAACTCAGCGAGAATGGCTTCCAAGGTGTCTTGCATATCAGTCCAGGCTGTAAGTCAGCGATGCAGCCGAAAATCCCTTGGTTCCTGTATTGGTGTACACGGCCCCCGTAACCCCATAGCCGAAGGTAATCACCCCGGCGGTATCCAAGGTGGCAATGGACAACTGTGTCGTGCCGCTATCCTGCGTCCGGCACAAGAGCGTCTGCGAACGCGCAGGGCGAATTGCCGCAGGCGCACCCGTCAGGGTGAACGTCGTGGCATTGCTCGTCGCGGTCGTTGATGGCAACTGCAGCACCACCACCGAACCTGACGCGCTATAGCGGATCGTCGGGGCCGGGTCGGTCGTGCACCCGGTAAACCCTCCCGCATAAGTGCCGGTCAGGAACTTCGCTGCCACCAAAGCCGCATCGGCTGCGATATACGCTGCCGTCACGACCGCATCGGCGGCGGTATAAGCGTTGGTGAGAGTAGTCGCCTCAGTGGCCAGCTCCGCATCCGTGGTCAGCGTGTCGGGTAGGTCCGTCAGGTCCAACACCCCGAACGTCAGGGCAGAGCCGCGCCGAATCAGTACCTGATGATCCGCGCTCGCAATAATATCGGACGGGGTTCCGGTATCGGCTTGCGGGCGGCCGATGATCGAGTTGGCGGAGCGGTTGGCGAAGGTCTCGTTCGTCACCGTATTCGGATCCGGCTTGACGATGACGGAGGAAAAGTAACGCGCCCACTCGATGATATCGGCCGGGATACTTCGAAAGCTTTTCAGGCTCATCTAAGTTTTCAATACCTCGATATCCGCGACCGTATCCCACAAGGTGAGCGGTACGGGGGCGGAGAGGGACGCCCGAAAGACCGGGTCCAATCCTTGGCCTAAGCCATCCCAATGCAACAACGTCCCATATTGGCCCTTGAGGCCCAAAGACCGGGAACCGACGGGACGAAAGGTCCCAGCGCGACCCGACAGACGCGAGCGTTCGAGCTCTACCCGAGGAACCGTGGTGTAGTCCGCTCCCACCCCAGCTTCAACCCCCATCTGTAACCGGTGCACTTGGACAAAGTCTCCCTGCGCATACAGCGGTTGATAGGCCCATTGGGCCCGTAACGGTCGGCCCCACTCGGTATACGTTTTCGGATCGAGAATGCCGATTTCACCCGTTGACGCGCGTTGGACGTAGATCGTCTCATTCAACTCCACGATCGCGCTCACATCCCAGAATGTTGTGGGATGGGTTTCCCGCTCGTTCCATTCGTTGGCCGTAATGTCATAAATCCAAGAGGCTTGGGCAGTGGGGAAATTCACTCCAATGCACAAATGCCCCTCGAGGGTATAGGGGACGCAGTACGCATCCGCCACGCTCGAATAGGCACGCCAGGCCCGGTCCACTCCAAATTGGGATACGCGCAAAGGCGTCGGGCCCACCAGGCGGCGAAAGGTTCGATCACTGGCCACCCAGAACACACTGTTGTCTTGTTTGCAGACGCCGTTTGCAGCCGCAAAGCCCAGTTCGAAAAATCCGTTGGCGATGCGCTGAAAGGGGAAGCCCGTCCCTGCGATGTTCTCCCACAGTTCGCCGGTCTCCTCTCCCCCCAGCAAAATCGCGCGGTGGTCCACAATCAACGTGATGAGGTTATCCGGCGCTCCTTCGGCCGTGGCGAAGTCCAGACCATCGAACTGCGTGAAGTCCGCGAGCGCGGAAGCAATGAACTGCCCCGTTCCCGCGTGCACCGCCACCAGGTAGTTGTCGATGAAATCGATCGGACCCAGAGGGAAAGCCAAATCCGGGTCATTCGCCTGCGTGACAGTCACGCCATCAAATCCATACAAACGGCCGCCCGAGCTGATCGCCAGTTGCGTCGCGCTATTGATGCTCGTCGTGAGGTTGGACCCGAATACTGTGCCCATCGCCGTCTGGGTCTTCACCCGATACAACTGAGCGCCCGAGACCGCATAGAGCACGCCGGCCAGGACATGCATCCCACGACCCGGCCCGTTTCCACACGGCAGGTACGGGCGAATCCCCGGCGAGCGACGCATGATGATCGGGGCCTTAGCCCCCGGCGGCGCCGCTTCGGTCATCACATTCACCAACCGGGCCGTGGAGGCCGTATCCAGCGAATAAGAATGTAGCGGCAGGGGAATGTTAGCCATCGAGGATGTTCGTGGCTCTCAGGAACCGATCGCCCGTCCCTCTCGGGATCAACGGCTCCTTCACCTCGGGGATCTTGGCGGTCACCGCATCGCGTAGTAGTCGTTCATAATAGGAGCGGCCCAGTGCGAGCATCTGCGGGGCCAGTTGCTTGCCGTAATGCGGGGCGACGGCGAATGCACCGTAATACGTCACCGCTAGAATCGCATCATCCGGAATCGGGCAGTCCTGACCGAGTTCGTCCATGCTATGCGGGAAATACTGCAGGTTGATGCCGTCGGCTTCCCAGTCCGACAATAGGGCATTGACTTTGCGCAAACAGAATTCCGAGTCCTCCGGCTCGATAGCCTCGGTGGGCCCGTAGATATTGGCCAAAGACAAGATATCCCGGATCAACTGTGCATTGCTGATGCTCATCAGTCCTCCAAAGAAGGAGGGGCACAAAGCCCCTCCAAAACAGAGCGCTTACGAGGTGGCAAAAGGCGTGGCGGCAGTGCCTGTTTGATTGAGCACCCCGCGCACAAACCACACCGTCGTACTGATGGCGATGACTTCGTACGCATCCCCGATGATTCCGCCGGTTGTGGTGCCATTGCTGGAACACGCCCGGATGGTCGTACCGTCTGCGGCGAAAAACTCGCCCGTCGCTGCGGCACTGTTCATCAGCGCAAGCCCCCCGGTCAGAAACTCCGTTGACAGGTTGGTAATCACCTTGTGGGCGTTGCTGGTGCGGGTGATGGAGGTCCCGAAGCGAAAGGTCATGCCGATCGCAGGCGTGGGCAGGGTATAGATACACCCTGCGGCCGTGTCGAACAGACACAGAGATCCCGCCTCTTTCGGCAAAAGCGTGCGGGTGGCGACCGCATCGGCAATGATCTGAGAATGCTGGCCGCGCCATTGGGAGGCGCTACCGCCGTAGGAGATTTGCTCGTAGTTCTGAGCAACACTGGAAACACCTGAAGCTGCTGACATGGAAAGTTACCTCTGTGGAGTGGTCGTTAGACCGGGTTGCCTTGGTGAGGATGTGGGGCGGTGTTGAGTCCCGCCCCGGGAAAGTTACATCGTGATGCGGCAGCCCCACTCAGGCCGTAGCGCAGCAAAGCCGTATAGAATATCTAAACGCATCAGCAACTCGTCGTTGCGGATGTCCGACCCCATCCAGACACGGATCGAGATCCCGTCCTGAGTTCGTCGAACGCACTTCTGCGCGTCGTCCATCAGCGGCAGATCCGCGGTGATGAACTGATAGGCGTCGTGGTGGTACATCAGGTTCTGTACGTAGGAGGTGCTGGCCGAGCCCACGAAGGTCAGGGTGGCTGAGTTGAAGGTGGCTGTGGTCAGCTGAGCTCCTGCAACGCTGCAGACATTCTGCCGGCCGCCGGTCATGAAGATCTGCGGGGCAATCGTCGTTGTCGAGGCTCCAATGGCCGTGATGGTGAATTGCTGTAGCGGAGCACCCGGCAGTACCGCTTTGGTTTCCGGGTGACAGGCGTAGACACCCGCCACGGTAAAGACGTTGCCCACCACTTGGGCCGTGACCGCAACGGTCGTATGCATGTCCATGGTCGTGCCGTTGGTGGACGCGAGCGTTCCATCGGTGACCAGGGAGGCCGCATCCAAGGTTCCCGTGACATCCGAGCCCACGGTCATGGTCCACATGCGGTCATTCTCGTACCAGTCCGCCATGGCGGTACGACCGATCATGCCTTCCCGGTACTGTTCCTTGATCTGGGCGCTGTCCTGAAACAGTCCCTTGAGACCGTTGACGATCTTCGACATGTTGATCGAGTCGTACTGAATCTGGCGATTACCGTCCTTGGGCGCTAAGTTCTGGTTGAGTTTGGCGCGCGCATCGCCGAAGGCGGCCAAGTCAGCCGGCGGCGTACCTGCTGTTCCTGCCGTATTCCAAGTCGCCTTGGTGGCGAAGGCGATGAAGTCCGATTCGATGCCGGATACCAGCGCGCTGACGGCGGGGCGGATGTAGTTGTCGGACAGGTCATTGAAGGCAGAACCGCTCGCGACGCTCTGAATCAACTCCTGAGAGTTGAAACGCATGTCCACACCGTCCTGGGTGGCCACGGTGATGGTCTGTGAGCGCTCGTCCTGATCCTGCACGGACATGACCCGAGATCCCTGGCGCCGGGTGTAGGCGTTGGGCTTCTTCACCCGCAAGGTCGCGCCGTGTTTGCCCTGACCGTTCTGCGCGTAGTACGAATCGTACTGCCGATCGACCGTTCCGATGAACTGCGCGACCTCGTGAGCGACGCGCAGAGATTCGCGTGCCACGAGATCGGTGACTTGAAATGCATTCGCCATGACTGAAAAAACCTCTTACTTTTGGTGCTTACGTCGCCACTTCGCAAATTCCGTATCCGTCATGCTGCTCGGGTCTTTTTCAACACTCGCATTGGCGGCTTCGATCTTCGGTGGCGGGGGTGGGGCTTTACTGACGGTTTTGGCTTTCGCCTGTTCCCGATCCTGCGCGAGTTTGCCTTCCAGACGACCCAGTTCCCGCGCTGCAATCAGCGGAGGTAGTTGGGCGAGTGTCTCCGCGACGTGCGGATTCTTGCCGAGGTAATACAACACGGGCGCCCCATCCTCTGAGCTGTTGATCACTTCGACCATGTCGGGGGTGATCGGCAGCGTCGGATTGCGGGTGACCTCGTAATAGTCCTCGATGTCCTTGGCAAAGCCATTTTCGCGTTGGACGAACTCCGAACGGCGACGGGCGGCAGCGTCTTGGGCCTGCTGTTCCTTCAAGGTCTTCCCGGCGACTTCAGTCGCTTGTCGGGCGGCCTCGGAGATCACATAAGCCTGGTACTGGCGTTCGTCGTAGCCGAAATCCTGCAGTGTCTTCGGTTGTGCAACTGCTGGGATCTCTTTGGGCACCTGCTTGACCGCTTCGGCCCGCCAATAATCCCGATCGCGCTGGGTCTCGCGAAAGTTGCGCGTCAACTCATCGATGCGCTTCTGAAAACCGCCGTCGGTCTTCTTCTCTTCCTTGGGTTCGTCCTTGACTTCCGGTGCCGGGGCGGATTCCGTGACCGGCTCTTTGGGAGCCTGATCTATGAGGTCTGCGGCAAGAGGTTCGGCAGGCACAGCCTGAGGGGTTTCGTCATTCATGGAACACCTGTGAGGTGGATTGTCGCCCGGTGAACCTCACCGGTAAGGTCAATTCAAAATCAGCAGCAGCGCAGCGTCTTCGTCCTCGATGGCACGTTGGATTTCGTGCTCGAGATTGCGTAACGCCACCGCAGTCTCTTGGTAGATGGCGCGGTTGAGCGCCTTCTGTACTCGTTCGGGATCGGGCAACTCGTGCGTAAAGTCCGCGACCAGCGAGCGCAGGCGCTTCAGTTCCGCTTGGTCGTCCGGCTCATGTAGCAGGATCGCGATCTCACGCTCGATCGGATCGGCGAGCGCTTCGAGTTCTCGCTTGCGTCTATGACGCGCGGCGTGGGCGCGTTGGAATTCATGCAGGAACCCGCCGCTCGGCGCCACAATGACAACCGGCGCAATAACATCGTTAGAAAAACCAACGGCGATATTCGGATAGAGATCAACTTGGACCGGATCGTGCCAGCGGACCGGCTCATTGAGCGCGTTGGGCGCAACGATCTCTTCGGCCGGTGCGTAGATCGCTCGATTCTGGAAAACCTCGACCTGTGGCGCGAACCGTTTATTGATCCACGGCTCGACCGCCACCAGCAGCGGGATTTGCGCTACGGGGGCAGTGACCGCCAGATTCGGATACAGGTCAACCCGCGTCAGGCTGCGTCGAATGACGGGATCGGGCGAACTCGACGCTACAAAGCCGACGAACCCCACCGCGAGGTTGGGAAATAGATCGATCTGCGGCGCGGTCCGATGGAAACTCGGGACATCCAGCGCGGGCGGCAAAAATGGCACCGAAAACTGCACCGCAATGTTCGGTGACAGGTCCGGCTGAATCGATCTGCGGCTCGGCTGGATGTCCAGCAAGGCCCGTGGAACATAGGGGCTGACCCGCACCGCGATATTCGGCGCAAGATCCGGAATCGGCCACTTGCGCGCGGATGCAATATCCAACGGCGCTGGCGGTACATAGACCGGTGCTGCAACTCGTACCGCCAGATTCGGCGCGATATCAACTTGAGGCGCGCTGCGGACAAAGGTCTGCCCGTCCATCCCGGGCAGCATCATCTGAGCTGCTTCGTCTCCCCGCACGGCCAGATTCGGGAAGTGCTCAATACTGAGCAGCGATCGCCGGCAGACCGGGTCGAGATATGACCGCGGTGTATAGGGCTGAACTCTGAGCGCTAGATTCGGGAACTGATCGAGCTGCAGCGCAGGGCGCTTGTAGAACACCGGTTCGGGTGCCGGGTGCGAAATCGGGCTCGACAGAACTACGAGCGCGGCGATGTTCGGAAAAATATCCGGCGTCGCCCAGCGCTTCCACGGCGCTGTTACATACAGCGGCGAGCGCGTGATCTCGCCCGTGCTTGCATCGGTTTGCGGGCTAATCTGCCCAACGAGATCGCCCCTAAAAGGACCGGGCCGTAGGGGCTGCATAGAATCAGTTCAGCGCGAAGACCGCCATATCAATCACCTGCATGGTCTCGGCCGTCGAGCCGGAGCGCAGCGCCTGCAAGCTCAGCACGTTGCTCGCCACGGTCAGATCGACCGTCACCGCCGCAGGAGCGCTCGCAGGCATGATCCCACCGCCAGCCGCACTGACTGCCGCCCCCAGGTCCAGCAGTCCCCAGCCCAGGAGTGAACCGGACGTCCCGATGGCACGGCAGTGGATGGTCAGGTCCACCGCCCAACTGATATTGGTTTGACTGGCGATCAGGGTCTGCGCAGCACTCGCCACAATGCTCGTGCCGTTCGCATCCGCGCCCGTTCCGTAGAATACCGCCACGGTCAGATTGCCCGGTGTGGCCGCAGTCGTCATCTGCCCATAGCCTTGAATGCGGATCTTCTTGCCCACCCACCAATAGTCCTTACCCATGGCGGGGATATTGGCGACCGGATAGAGCGCCTTGTTCGTGGCCGCCAAGGTCACGGAGGTCACGCTCACCGCGTTATGCGGCTTCAGCAGGTCATTATAGAACTGACCATCCATTACAGCGGCTCGTACTCAATCGTCGCACTCTGCGCCGCTGAGGTGGTCCCCGCTGCTGTGGATCCCGATAGACTGGATTCTGACACCGAGACCGTTTGGCCGATGATCCACCAGGCTTCCGTCAGGTCCGCCGGCTTCCAGCGCGCGATGCCTCCGAGCGCATTAATGCTCAGGGTCAACTGCGCGGTGGCGGCCGTATTACTGCGCGAAGGGCCTGTGGTCGCCGCGGTGAAGGTCAGTGGCAGGGTGCCGGGAGCGACGTAGGCCGAGCCGCCCTTGGGTCCGTCTCGGTTCGGGGCCGCAAGCGCAGTTGGAGTGGCTCCCAGAACCAGATCACGCGCGAACACATTGTTGTTGACATTCGTGCTCGACGTCCCGAGACCCTGAATGAAGATTTCCGTAAGGTACAGGCCCTGAGTCGCACTGTTGGCCCCGATGGCCATATAGGTTGCGTTGGCCAGAGCTGAGTTATCCGCCGTGGCCGTCGGCGTGAAGGAAGGAACCGAAAAGAGACGGCGTGACATATCAAACTCCTAAGGAACGATGATGCGGGGCGCGGAATGATCCGCATGAGGTTCGAAGATGAGTGCCTTGAAGGGCACATGAACGTAGTCGGCGTGCTGGCTCTTCTCGTAACAGCCATCACAAATGTAGTGATCACACTTGCCGCAGTACTCGCGCGGGCGAATGCGATAGCGATTCATCCGATAAGCATTGCCGCAATGACTGCAGGTATTGGTTGCGCTCTCCAACAGCGCTCCCTCGGCCACATCTTCGGGCCGGAATCCGATCTTACGCGCGATATCTGCCGGTATTCCCGGGCTCGCGCGATGATCGATCAACAGCCAGCCTTCATGACGCTTCAATGACTTCACAGACATATTCCACCCATCATGGTAACTGGACTGATTGCACTGCCAGCGAAATCACCGGCAGTCACATTGGTGATGCCACCGCTGGCGGGCGTGCTCGAATACACCAACCCCCAACTACCCGTCGCGAGCGAGTTGTCTGTGATGGCCCCGCCAAAGAGCGTGACACCATTACGCTTGCACAGAATCTGGTTGCCCTGTACTTCGATGTACATCACGGCCCCGGTATCCCAGACGTCCGTCGAGGTCGCGAGCGAGGTGAATGCTCCGGCAACTTCCTTGGAGAGCTCTGTGCAACCAGCAGCCCCTGAATCGCCGCCCACCAGACGGTAATGCGTCACAGCACCGGTGGCCATGCGCACACCTAAACCGAATCCCGATCCGCCGCCGGCGCCGATGGTCGTACACGTTCCCTGAATCCACTGGTCGTTGGGCGCGGCAACGGCTGTAATGGCCGTCATCGTATCGCCTGAGCCGAACGTAGACGGCTGGGCCGAGTTGGATGCAATCACCCACGTCGCAGTGTGGCCTGATTGTTGCGTGTAGTTGGGCCCGATGGCGCCATTGGCGCGCGTCAGCGAGTCGGTGAATAGCGTCGTCATGGCGGGAAACGACCAACGCGCGTCATCGTGCCGCTGGCATCACGCCAGTACAGGTACAGATTCGAGAACGAGGCCGAGGAGAGTTCCCCGCGGTTCAATGCAATCCTCACCGTCGTGGCATTCGTGCCCCACGTGATCGGCACCTGCATTTCCCACTTGGTTCGCGCGGCCCACGTCGAGCTGTCAGCAATCCAGAAACTGTTCTGCGTGGTGTCGTAAAAGAGCGGGCCCCAGTACTCGGAGGCGTCCCAGGTCGGATGAGCCGCGCACCGGCTCGCATCGGGGTTATCCACCATGTGACCCATGTCGATGGTGTGATTGGAGGCAATGCCGGCGGGGAAAGTCGTTTCCCCAAGGCTCTCGACCGCATTGACGCCGTTGATCAGTCCCAGGAAATGATTGTTGGGACAATCGACCAGGATCTCCATGTGATCCCAACTGCCTGGATTGAACAGGACCGTGGGGCTCCCCGGATTGTGCACAAAGTCCCCGCCCGGGAAGTTCTCACTGATCGAGCGCCACCCCACGTTGTCGCAACCGGTTGAGTTGTAGATGTCAACAGGACTCGGGCCGGTGACGGCAAAGAACGGTCGCCAGAACTTGCCTGCCTGCCGGTTGACATCCAGCGAAAACTTCGCATCGCAGTACAACAGGCTGCGATTTCCAGGGGGGAACATGTTGATGGCGCCCTGTTCTGCGCCACCATGGAACCGCCGGGCCGAATGCGTCGAATTCGTGGGCGCGTTGTTACTCAGCGCCCACTTCGTGGCAAGTGAATCCCCTGCACTGCCATCGATGTCGTACTGGAAGCCGGACTTCTCCATGGAGCCGTCTTCGCAGTCATAGGCCCCCATGAGTAGATGGCGTCGTCGCGTACCACCGCCTGCAGCACTGGGCCACAGATAGGCGCTCGGGTTGTCATCCCCGTGCGTGCCGAAGTTGCCCGCCGTTTTGGTGACGTCAACGAAGTTCGTGTGTGCGAAGGTCGAAACGGGCGCGGCGGTAAATCCCGAATCGGGGATGAAAGCACCGCCGCTCGTTCGCGGAACAATCCCGGCGCAGTAAAAGATGACCGGCATTTTAAGTAGTGGCCTGATCCTCGTACTGCGGGATCATCATGCCGTTCTGCCGCACAATCGCTTTCACCCGCGGGGGATGCTGAATCAGCACTTGCGGCGGCGTTGATTGGATCTGGCTCAACGCCTGCACGAAGCCCTGCGCGATCTGCCCTAAGTGTGAGGCTACTTCGGTCAATCCGCTGTTCGCTTGCTCCTGCACCTGCTGTGCCTGCTCGGAGTTGGCTTGCGCCTGATCGGACTTCGCGGTGGCAATCTGCACTTCCAACTGCGCTTGCTTCTGCGTCAAAGCCCCGATCTCCTTCGTCACGAACGTCTCGAACTGCGCGCGCTGCGTGTCGAGGTTTGCTGCAGCCAGCTTGATCTGACTCAAGGTAGAATCGTTCTGGCCCTGTTCGGATTGGGCCTGATCGCGCAGCTTCGTCAGTTCCTGTTCGGCCTGCTGCACCATCTGGATACGCTCATTGACCTGTGCCATGGCCTGGTCAGCCTGTTGCATGGCCTGAACGGCTTCCGGCGGCAAGGGCTTGCCGTCCTGCCCCTTCTGCTGCAAGGCCGGCGGTAACAGGAACTTCATGCGCTCGGCGAATTGTTCGCTCAGCGGCACGTCCATGGCCTTGAAGACGAGATCCCCCGCAACCTGCATGATGGGCGGGAAGGCTTGCGCAAGCTGTTGGAAGGTCTCAGATGCCTCCTGGCGTTGTGTGGCGAACGACGGCCCGATCGTCACCACGACGTCATACTTGCCGCGCGACAGATCGTTGATCGGCTTGGTCTGCCCTGTGGCCGGATCCAGCTCCTGGGCGTTGATCTTCTGATATTCCTCAGCACCGTCCACCCCGATGATGCGCACGATGCGCGTCGAGTCGTAAATCTTCGGGATCAGATCGATCAGGATCTCCCATGTACGTCGGATCCCTTTGCCCATGTTGTCCGAATAGTTGAAAGTCGCAATTTCCCCTTGACGTTGGCGAGCCACGATCGCGCGTCCACTCGACTCGTTTGCTTGCTGGCCGAGCGAGTTGTCGAAAATCCCCGTGACCGCCTTGATCTCTTCGCTGGCGATCTGCGATTCCTGCATCAGCGCAATCGGTACATCAGGACCCGCCATGCGCTGCGGAGGTTGACCGCCAGTAGTAGGATCCGGGTTGTACAAGAGGAACGGGAAGAGTTTGCTGTGTGCCTCTCCCCACTTATCCGTGTGCCCGTTCGCATTGGCCGGAGTCGCCCAGAACTTGCTCTGCGGGGCTAGGGCTATCGTCTCCGTGATCGCGGTCCTGGAGACGTTGTAGGAGCGCTGCGCGTCCTTGGCAAAGCGGGTGATCCCATGCCAGTACGTGCGGCCCTCGATCACAATCCACTCGCCGTACACCATCACGAACGGGAAACACGTCCCGGCCCACTCGTTCGGACCCTCGAGCACCTGTGAGCCCGAACAAATCGCCATCATGATCTTGTGACAGGCAACCTGACGGGACTTGACGACGGTGACCGGATTACCATCCTTGTCCGGCTGCAAGGTTTTGGGATCAATGACCTCATCGGTGGTGGTGCCGTCCGAGAGCAAGGTCAGCGTCTTGGTGTCCGGCTCCTTCCACCAGTATTCACACACTCGAACCGTCTCATCGTCCGACCAGTCCGCCTCGTCGTCGAACTCTTCCTCGAAGTCGATCTTCTCTTTGTCCCCGTACTTGTCCTTGAATGCCTTGGCCGAGAGCCGCTCGGTGAGAATCCAGTCCTCGGCATCGCGCTTCATCGGATCCGCTGCGTGGGGATCGCAGTACAGGCAGAATGGGTTCTTGATCGGCATGATCAGGATGTCCTGATCAAAGCTCGAATTCGATGAGTAGGAGGTGTCCACCCGCCACCCGCCCATTCCCCCACCGACCTGGTACTCCGCGGCGTAGTCGATCACCGTGTCCGCATCCGACACGTTCCAGATATTTCTGATCAATCCCTCATAGACGTTCGCGGTGTCCACATCCGCGTCTTCCGTCGCGCGCACCTTGCCGGCGGGACGGTTGGCGCGCATGTCATTGATGATCCGCTTGGCGGTAATGCGCGTCTTATTGAACTCGTAGCACGGTCGTTCACCGCGCTGTAGCTTGACCGCCGCGTCCCACTGCTCCCCGGGGATGTTCAGAAAGCGCAGGTCCGCAATCGCCTTGGTGCGGTTCACATCGTCCGCATCGCTCATGATGATGTAACGCTCGCGCATGCGCTTGAGCAGATCCTCTGCCTTGAGCTGCGAGGGCGTCTTTTCCTTGACCTCGGCGGCGATCGAGCCTTTCGCGGACTTTGCTTTCGGTCGTCGTTGAGCCATTTAGCGGTGCAATCCGTCAGATTGTGAATATCTCACGCAAGATTCCAGCAAAGTCGCCGAGGCAGTAGGGCAGATTGCGCCAGTTCCACGTGGAACGATCAGGCGCGCCGGCGGAAAGAGGCGTAGGGATCGCCAATCGCAGGTGCCGACTCCGCAAAGATCCGCTCTGCGCACACGCTCAAGAGGCCGAAGGCATCCGCGGCGTGGCTGGACCAGTCGTGGTCGGGACCTAAGCCGATATTGCGGTTCGGGTCGCGCTTCTCGTGATACCAGCCCAGCGCATCCAATCCCCCCTGTACCTTCTCTTCGTTGAACCACATGGCCGGGAAATGGCGGCGTGCAGCCTCGATGCGACTCATCGCAGCGCCCCGGCCTTGGTTGGGAATCACCGTCACATCGAATCCTGCGGCGGTGAGCGCCGATTCATAGGACACGTTGAACACCCGGTCATGCGTTTCCCCGTCGTGCGGTAGCCAGATCTGGCAGCGTTTCGGCCCGTAGTCCTGATCGCGCAACCAGGCGATATGCGTGGCCAGAGGTTGGCCGACCGACTCGTAATAGTTCAGCAGGCGGATTTCCCGGCCTACGAATTGAGCGATCCAGATCGAGACCGCGTCGGCTTGAGCCCCGGTGCCACCGATATCGAAGAACGCCCGATAAATCAGCAGCGGATCGGCACTGACTTTCCCGATGCGCGCTTTGGCTGCATTCAAGGCGGCGGCGTAATACGCCCCTTCCAGCACTCGCACGTAACCGCCTTCCCAGATGTGGTCGTATTGCTCGGGCTGACTGTTAAGACAGTCCACGCGCTCCTGTTCGAGCTCGCGGGTGAACCAGGGGTTATCGCGCCAGTTCGCTTTGAGAACGACTGCACCAGTGGGCAGCGTCGGCCCGCGCAGCAGTTGGTCAATCGGATCGGTCTTGCGACGCGGATTCCAGGAGAACCAACGTTCGGCCCCGTCGGCGCGCAGCGTCGGTCTCAGCAGGTTCAGCGAATGCAAGGTCGCTGTCTGGGCTTCCTCCCACCACGCTCGCTTGAAACCCTCGAGCGACTTGATGGAATCGGCCGTGTAATCGTTCATGCCCTTGAAGATGATCAGGCCATCTTTAGGGGCTGAAATCAGTTCCTTGTAGACCTTGAAGCCATCCGCTTCGGTCAGGCCGTGAGCGCGCAGCTTGGTTTCGACCAGCAGCTTGGAGGACTGAGCGAGATCCTTCTGGACTTCGCGGATGCAGACGGCCCGCAATCCTTCGCCGCAATTGCCCGGTTCTGCCAGACAGTCCTCGATCAGCAGATCGCCAAAGAAGTGACTCTTGCCGCTGCCCCGCCCGCCCCAAGCGCCTTTGTAACGAGCGTGGGCCAGTAAGGGCTCGAAGACCTCAGCCGTCTGAAGGTTTAGGGTTCGCACGCACGATCTGTCTCTGGATGATCTGAATCGCCGGCTCGCCCTCGTCTCCACCGATGATGCCTTGAGGCACCTTGCCGTCGAGTCGGTCCGCAATGTGATCGATGGCCCACTTGTCACCCTCGAAAGCCAAGGCGGCGAGCTTGTCTGCCGCGGCGTCCAAACCCTTGTCTAAGTCCCCGCTATGAGGGCGAGCGAGTGCACGAATAATCGCTTCCCGCCAGCGCTTGGCACGCGCTGCATTCTGATTGCCGACAGGTGCACCAGCCATACGATTGATTCAATAGTGAAACAAAAGTGATTTCAATCGATTACCGCGTTGCACTCAGGTTGCGCACGTAGTAGTGCTCTTCACTGGTGAATTGCGTTGGCAAATCGGTGTCGCTCTGCACCATGAAAGCTTGTTCCTGACGGGTGACGTTGTCGCGGTAGATCGCATTGCTGCTCGCGGGGATCACGATTGTGATGGCGGTTGCAGGAGTCATATCGGCCCAGTCGGTGATGATGCGGTTGTTCGTTACATCGAACAGGCGCCAGCGAGCGGTAGTCGGGGTAGTGGGCTGGTTCTGTTCGTCGAAGAAGCGCGTCACGATGGTGTGTGCGCTGTTTTCGTTGACGCTCTTCATGTGTGCTCGAAGCGGATGCTGCGGGATCGATGCTCGAAGCGAATGAGCTCGACGGGCAGGATGGGCGTGGGCGGGACGTCCAGATCGGGCCTGAGCGTGACGTGCCATGCACCCCGGTTGGGCTTGTCGAAGACCGTCTGGGTCTGCCAGTCGATCGTAAAGCGGCGGGTGAGTTCCTGATCCCCGATGGGCGTGGGCAGCGGTACGAGCGTCTGTAGCGGCCATACACGCCAAGGTTGAATGAAGTCCGGGGTCGTCTGCCAATCGGCCTTCCTACGCCATTGCAATACATCCTTGGTGGCGTCATAGGCGGCATAGCTGGTCAGGGTGCTGACGAGCGGGACCGTTCGCGGTTGGATGAAATCCGCTTCCGGCGGCGGCCAGCCGTGGAAGTTGTCCCAACCGGTGACCAGATCATCGGGGTAAGCCGCCAGATAGCTCAGGAGCGGCGGCGGCTTCCAGGCCTTGATGATCCTCGATTGCTCGATGACATCCGGTCTCGGGGTGGCGCGGATATCCGTGGTCACGGGAGCCGCAGCCGTGCCCATCAGCACGATCAGCAGCGTGGCTTCCGCTTTACCCCGTGAGCTCACCCAGCGCACGTTTTCCAACTGGTCCGGGTCTCGAGTCCCCGGGACCGTGAAATCCGTCATTTAGAACTCTTCGAACGTGATCGTGCCCGAGATGGTGGGAGTTCCGGGAGCGGTCAGGAAGTTCAGCGCCAGGATCTGGGTCGCCTGGATCTCCAAGGTCATCAGCTCTTTGCCGAGCACAATGTCGAAGGGAGAGGCTCCATTCCACTGCCAGGTATGCACGACGTTCGACACCGCACCGGGGGTCGTGTAGCCGGCCACGACGGTGGTTGCTGAACTCACCGTGTTCTTGCGAATAGCCGGGCGTGGCGTGATGGAGACCGTCGTACCGCCTGAACCCGTGGCTGAGGCGATGACGGCCTGCACCTGCAGGATCGTCTGCGTGGAACCGGTCTGGTTCGACTGCAGCTCAATGCGGTGCACGGCGTAGGGATTCACCGCCCCCGCAGTCAGCTGGAAAATCGTGGACGACACGTTGGTGAAGGCGGTCGGAACCAGATCCGCCATGTAGACAAGACCTTGAGCCATGGAAGCAACTCCTCAAAGATTGAAAAGGTGAGAGACCGCTCACGTCGGTGGTAAACTGAAATCAGGTGATGGCTGCGCCCAGTCAACGCAGGGTAAGTAACTCGCGAATGCCTATCGTCCTAGGACGGCCCTAACGAGCGAACACAGGACCACGGCTCCAAGTCCACTCACCGCCCTCAGAACTGCCACACCGTCTCAGTGACGAATGTTTGTTTTGCGCCCGGCACAATGGGCTGCGGTACGGCGACGACCAATTCATCAAATATGGCCATCACGGTGAGGTGGCCTACAGCGACAGTCTGAGTGAATGTTGCTGTTTGGGAACCCGTCGCTGTGATGCGCTTGGATTCGATACGGACTTGTCCCCCGGGACCGGTAACGCCCCAATCAACCAACGCTTCATTGGTGTAGCCGGTACCTGCGCTCGGTCCGTTTCCAAACACCCCAGCACTCATGCTGACAATGAGGGCGGGTTGGTTCGCGGCCGTAGCGGCGTTGCTGGTTTGGGCATCGGTGCCGGCGGTGGAAGCCTGCGATTTACCCGCAGCCGCGGCATCGAGCGCGGAACTGGTATTAACTCCTCCCAATTCCACCCAGGCAATGCCGGGAGCAGAGGTGGTTGAATTATAGGTAACGGTGATCGTCTCAGTGCCAGAGGCGACGTTCTCATGCCGCCAGCAGGACAATCGGCGTGAACTTCCGTTATCTGCATCCGCACCTGTAGCCGTATAAGCGCCGTTGACAGAGCCCACAACCGAGGTGACTGTGTTGTTGCGGTTGATTTCTGTAGCCAAATAGACGGTGCTACCCGCAATGAGTCCGGTGGGCGTCACCGTGAAAGTAGCGACGGTGCTGGCAGTCTCGTTGTGGCCGGTCTGTAGAATGCTCGCGGTCATTTCAAGCCTATGAAGCAGTCCCCGTCACCGAAGTTCCAGTTTGTGGTTGTGCCGCCATTCATGGTTGGATCCTGTGCGCTCGTAATCTTGCGGTAGGAGCGGCCCAGCGGAACGTTGGTTTGTGCGCCATTTCCGTAGGGGCACAGGAACACGTCGGCGTTGGTTCCTTGCCGGCGCCAGATGCCTTTGGGCCCAATGCTCGCCCACTTGACGGTTTGTGGAGGATCGATCCAGGCGCCAATCCAGTTTGCGCCCAGACCCGAGCGGGCCTGTGCCTGGGTATAGGCCTGACTCGAGGCAATGTTGACTTTGAACCAGTCGAAGTAACGCAGAAGACTCGCAGTCGAAGAATACGGGGCTCCTTGCCCGCCGCTATTGGCTGGGTCCGTGGCAGCAGGAAAATAACTGAAGTTCCCCCCGATCGCGTTGCAGCCCCACTGATACCGCACCCCCTGCCACGCAGGTGACCACTTGATGGCGTTGTTGGGCGGGCCCTCCACCATGGCCGATCCGTCCGCGCGTACGTTGCTGCCACCAAACAGGCCGTACACGATGCCGCTCGTCTTGCCCATCAGTGTTTTACGCTGATAGGAAGCCAGCATGTTCTCGAAACTGCCGCCATTGCCGGGGTTCGAGGGTGAGCCGGAGCCACCCCCTTGCGCATTCTCGTAGAGCACGAGCCCCCACTTGCCTACATACTCCGGCGGTAGCGGCTGCGCATTGTTGTATCCGCTGCCACCTCCATTGCCACCGACAACAATAGGGTACGGCGAGTTAGCCTGCATGCGATCCATGATCGCGACAACGCCCTGTCGGATCAGCACATTGGCCGAAGAGCCCGAGCCCGGATAGGAATAATCGTTGGTTCCGCCAATGCGCTGGAAATCCCCGGTAACCGATTGACCGCCCGAGAAATTAACACCCGGCGACATATCGTCGTAATAAAACCCCTTGACGCGCGTGTTGGCCAACGCGGTTCCACTGACAAGTCCTGCCGGATTTCCCGTAATACGCAATCCTACTTCATAGTCCGCCACGTACTGATCGCAGGTGCGCCCGCCAGGGCCCGTTGGTCCGCCCGGGCAAATGTTTCCGCAGTACTGCGTGGAATTGCCTCCTGGATGGACGACCGCACCGGTGAGATAAGACGGGGACTTGAGAAACCAATTGCTGTTCAGGAAGGCATTGAAGAAGTTGGTTTCGTAGTAGCTGAAGATGAAGAACGGATCGAAGTAAAAGAAATTCTCTGTCGCGAGAGCACCGGAGCGAATGGTCGAACAGATCGCGGGCAGTGTTTGCGTCGCCGCGCCATCATGATTGCTCAGGGGATTCATGATGTGCCAATCGAACAACTGGGCATACTGTTGGTACGGGGAGTTGTCGTACCTGAAAGTCGATGTACTGGAATCCCCGATTAGGTAGAGCGCATAACTCGGATTGGGCAGGCTTGTGCCGGAGGCGGCTTGCGTGACGGCCGTCGCGGTCGCAGACCACAGGACCACGCTCTCGGTGAGATCACAGGCGGCGATTCGAACGTCAAGGGACTGGCCCGGGGAGTTTCCCGTGATATCGATCACGGTTCCCGTATGGTCGAAGGCGGTGAGCCGGTTCCAGGGGATCGCTCCCGTGGTGCGGGTTTGTACCGCGTAGTGATCGGTGCTCACGACCGACGTATGCGTTGCTCGCAAGGTGGTCGTCGGATCGGCCGTGCCCGTCGCGGTCAGATTCGTGATCGTGGGCGCGCTGGGCGGAAATACGTTCGAGCCGGCGGCCGTGGTCGCACCGACGATGGCCGAAGCCATCCCTTCCCCGAAGGTGTTGACCGCTGCGACCGTGTAGCGGTACAGCGTGCTGGCACTGAGACCGATGTCGGGATAGGTCGTGGCGGCCAGCAGGTTGACGATCTGCTGACCGTCGCGACGGATGGTGTAGGTCTGCGCGGTGGCGGCGGCATTCCAGCTCAGACTGATCTGGCTCGAGCTCACCGGGGTGGCGGTGAGGCCCAGCACCTGATCCGGGACGCTCGGCCCCGCCCCTCGGCGGCGCATGAAGACCGCTTTCAAGGCGAGCGCCTGCCCCAGGATTTCATCGATCAGCGCAATGGCTTGATCGTTGGTCATCGCTCACGGAGTTGTATCTGGCACAAGGTCGTCTACGGCCTTCACCTGAACCCCGAGGTTTTGCGTCTTGGAGGCGATCGAGGCGAGTCCATCGCGCAACGCGGTGAGCTGGGCATCGACTTCCGGGGAGGTGTTGCCCTGATTGGCCAGCGCGGCGGTGAGATCGGCGACCTGCTTCTGCAGCCCCGCGGTCTCGGTCCCGATCTTGCCGACTTCAGGCAGGATCACATCGACACCGGCGCCGATGCCCTGCAAGGCCTGATTGGCGGCGGTAAGCGTGGCGAGAAGTTCTGCGTCGTTGGCCATGAGGATTTCGACCTTTTGGTTGATGGCGACAAGGAGGGGGTCGCGCCAATAAAAGCCAAAGCGCACGGCAGCCTCCAAATGCGGAAAACCCCGCACGAAGCGGGGTAATTTCAAGGATGGGATAGGCAGCTAAAACGGCTCGGAATGAGCCTTCGCGGCAGGCTGCCGCCTAGGAGACCAGCTCTCCTATCGGACGGTTATAGCACTCAAGCGGATGGATAGCTAGACAGTTCTCACGGGTGGTCTTTCGGCATGAAGTCATTGCCCGTCGCGGCAAGATCCTGAGCGCGACCTTTGCGAAGCGCTACCCACGCCTCACGGCTAAGCGATTCCGATCGCTGCAGATTTTCTATCTCAGCATTAAGCCGCTCGATCTCGGTAATTAAGGCCTGCACGGTCTTTCCGCCATCAGACCAGAATGCCTGATCGAACTCGCACTCGGACTTACCGAAAGCAATTGCCTTGAGACGTTCAAGTTCGTCCTTCGTCATGCGCACAATTCTACCAGTCCCCAGCGTATTCATTGCCCGCTGTGCGCCCAGTTCGATTGCGAATTCGATGCATGGTACGTGCCGAACAGCCCCGCCCGTTCCAGCGCCACACAGCCTATCGCGAAGATGACCATGAGGACGCAGGCCGCAATAAGCGCCGTCGAAAGCCTCAAACTGGCACCCCACCGCCAGCCACAGCGGCCAGCAACAGCGCACCAATCCCCACCGCAATCCCCACCCCGATGACCCAGTCCCAGCGAATTGAGCGAATTGAGCGAATATTCATAATCCCCTTCCTTTGGACTTCTTAACATTTGCGAGTTGGTCTCCTCGCCTTGTTCGAAACCGTAGCAGTGTTTGCAACGCGCAGTCAAACGACCACATCACGCGCACAACTCAACAAGCCCTCCCGGCAATTTCACGGGCGTATCGCTGCCCAGAATGTTCAGCAGCACCGTCACGCGATCGTCGGGACATTCGTGGAGGAAAATCCCCTCCAGGTGATTGAATGCCCCGCCTGTGATCCGTACGCGGCTCTGGGGCCGCAAGGCGTCCTCGATGCGCCTCAACTGCACGGCCGGGTCTTCGTGCCGTCTCAGGCCGTCTATGACCGGCTGGGGCACCACGGCGTACTCCTCCCCGAAGCGTACGAGCCCCAGCACGCCCTTGGTTGATTTGGCCGGCGCGAGGTTTTGAATGCCGACTGCCAGTTGCAGAAACAAGTACTGCGGGAACAGCGGGGAGACCACCTGTGTGCGCCTACCGAATCGACGTCGGCGCGTAATCAGTCGCGGCAGGTATACGAGGTAGTCCTGATCGGTCAGCCGCTCCTCGGCGAGATGCTCGCAGCCTACCTTGGTGCGAATGACGTACCAGCGATTCATGGCGCCGTGTCATCGTAATGGTAGAAAACCTCGTAAGCTCCGGGATCAATGTTTAATTCCAAGACCCTCTGACGAATGAGCGACCACATGTGATGCTGCTCCTCCACAGGAACACGCCCTGCGCGATGTCTCAATCCATCGATAACATCGAGCATGAACCAGACGAGTCCATTGACGTCTTTGGGAATTTTCAGCGCATCCGCCATATCGCTCATGCGGTTTGCCTCGCGCCCAAGGATTCGAAGACATCGCGCTCGCTTCGCCACGTCCAGACCGGGGCATTGTGTTCCCTGCAGCAGGCGAGAAAGAGAATCTGCGCTTCGGTGTAGTGACGGTCCTTACGCCCTCCCTGCGGTCCGTCAGGTAGTTTGATCTCGACCGGTGTCCAGCGCTCCCGGAAGCAGCACCACCCATCCAGTGGAGGGGCTTGAACCCACAGGGCGCCGAACTGACGCAGGACCTTGAGTAGTTCGGGCTCATTCGCATCTCGACGTTTGGCGAAGCGATTGAGGCTCATAGCGCCCCCTTCTCGCGCTCAGCGCACAGTTTGCGAAAGTCCGCGATGCCATCCGCCAGATAGCGGTATCGAGGATCCGCTTCATCAGGCCCCGAGAGGCGGGCGAGCAGTCGATCCCACAGAACACGGTTGAATTTGGTTCGCATGCTCGCGCGGTAGTTATGTCTCACGTGCCACTCCCAATGTGGTGGGCTTCACAGAAGTTGCGCGCGAGTTGCGGATCGTGGCTGTACCCCAGAAGCTTCGGGATAGGCACCTGCAGGCTCCAGGCGTAGTACATCAGGATGTCCTTGGACTTCGTGCCCCGCAGCTCGTAGCGCCCGTCCTGCGTCCTCTGCGTGCCTTTCACGCCCGGTAGCCAGACAAGTTTTCCTTGCGTGGCTGAGCGGGCTTTCAGGGTGTCCATCATTTTCCCGTGACTGGTGATGACGGGAACACGATCGAAGTAACTGGCTGGCTGAGGCATTGGTAAGTTACGCCTTACGGGTATATTATTTGCTGGTGGAAAACACCATGAATGCCCTGCTGCAACTCATCACCGCCTATCCTCGTGCGTTCCGGACGCAGGATTTGCCGTGTAATCTTCGGGGCCACCACGTAGCTGCCCTGTTGGCGTTGGAAGTGAAGCGAGCGGCTTGATCCTCACGATGTCGTATCCCTGACCCCACGCATCCATAACGAGTTGTCGAGTAGGCCAGATATTGAATTCGGGATAGGCCCCCTCTGTCAGTTCACGAACCTTGCTCATTAAGCGTTTTTCGTAGTCACTCATAGATCCCCCGTGCTGCGACTCCGTACCCAAAGACTCACCACTTTCCCCCTCCGGTCTGTCATCCGGGGCTTCTGTGGCCCCCTCTGACTGACTCAACACCCTCACGGGTGGGGTACTCGTTCATTCCCTTACGGGTCCGGGATGCAAGTGGTAACAACAGAGCCCGGTCTTGAGCCTTTGGTGATCTAGTTGCCTAGCTCCATCGACAAGTCAGGTGTCATGACCTGACCGCACTCGTACATTTCCGGGCCGACACCCTTGAAGTCCGATCGAAACTGAGTAATACTCACGTCTACACCGGCGGTGTGCCGTAAATACACCCCTTGACGGGCTCAGAACCCCCAGATGGACTTCCACCTCTGGGGGTTTTTCATTTGGGGTATGACCCCTCTGCAATGCAGGGGAGTCTCCGAAGGAGAAGATCTGGGAAAGATCGCCCCCGGCTGGCTCAGCCGTCGATGAGTCCAGCAACGCGCAAGTGGGATGGCGCCGCGTCTCGGACGGGGGCAAAGTGGTTATATGTAGACCCCGATTCATGCCGATTACTCGGTATTCACAGGGTCTCGGGACCACGCAACCAACAGGTTATGTTGCATTGCGCTAGACGGATTGCTGCGTTGTGACATAGTCGGCACAAGAACTAAACAGCAGCGCGCCGAGGGGCGGATTTACTTGGGAACGACGGCAGTTCGTACAACGCCATGTCCAGTTTCAGCTCACCGTGCGTAACGTCCTGAAGCTTGATTGCACTTTTGAGTGGCACGATAGTGGGCCACTGAGAGACGGCGCTCTTGGTGAGTCCGATCGCGCGGGCAACGGCGACCCCCGAATTGCTGAAATGGCGAAGTACGTCGGCTTTGTACATACGCCTCAGAGTACAGCATGTTAAACCTTGAGGTCAAGGATGCTGTTCCCGAGGTTTCTTATGCTGGATACATGGAAACTATGGGAGAGCGTCTCAAGCGCCTACGGGTGGCTCGAGGTTACACACAGCCGGAATTCGCCCGGCTTGTCGGGGTCACCAAGAGTGCTGTGTCGCAATGGGAGGACGACAGCACCAAAAACCTGAAGCTTACGACCCTCGCCCGCGTGCTCGACGTCCTGGGAACGGACCTGCAATACCTCGTCTGGGGCGAGAAGCGCGGCCCCGCCGGGCCTGGCGGCCATGGCCCCATTCGGGCTCAGCGACGCTCGGAAACCTGATCCATGTGACGTTTTCGACGCTGAACGTCTCCAGTCCTTCCCTACCCATCTCGTTCCCCTGTTCTCTAGTCCGCTGGGGCTAATGACCCAGGACCTATGTCCCGGTCGCGCATCCTCGCGCTTTTCCAGTACAGCATGCTTGACTCTTTGTTTAGCTTACTGTACGCTCTCTCCCATGGCGCACCGGTATGCGCCCCCAGGAGACGGCAATGCGTGACTTCGCAATCACTCTGACCTACGGCGCGGCTTTGTTCGCTGCGTTTTTCATCTGCGCCTCGGTGCTGCCATGACCGCCGAAGCCTTCGCCGAACAGATGATCCAAAAGCACGGCGTGCCCAAGAGCGAAGGGCTCTACCGCGCAATCCTCGAGCTCGTGTTCTCCACCGGCGCGATTCACGGCGCCCTGAATGCGCAGCAACGCCTCACAGCAACTTTCCGCGCACTCGATGCGAAGGTGCCGTCATGATTACCTACGAAGTTGACATTCTCGACGTGAAGACCGCAGAAGCCAAACGTGTCGATTCGTACGTTGGCTGGACGCAATGGTCGCCCAAGGTCTACCGCGAGAACATGTGTGATTGCAATCTCGCTGGCTGTCGCAATCGCGAGGTGAGAAAGCAGAAGGATGGTCAGACCTCCGTCCAAGCACATGAATCGGCCGCATATCGTTGGCGAGAACTCAATGGCCCGTGCGATCACGGGATGCCCCCGAAACGGATGAAGGCAATCAAAGCTTATCTGCAGGATGGGCGGGTGTATGACTTCGAGAAAGGAGAATTCGAATGAGCATCGCGCACAAACTGATGGACGTGTGTTTGTGGCTGCTCGCTATCCACTGGGTGCTCATGTTCCTCGCCGAGCACTCCCACCGTCGATATCAGCGGCGCAACTGGCGTGTGGGGTTGCATTCGCGTGCGTGTCAGCGCTCCGAGGATTGGAGATCCACGCTGCCGTCCGTCATCCGTCGCCAAGGCGAATAGTCATGGACGAGCAGGAAGACATCGACTCCGCGGCCGAGCATCACCAGACGCAAACGGAACAGCGGCGCAAGCAGGCGGAAGGTTGGGAATGGTGGACGAGCTACTACGACAGCTTGCTGGCTCTACGGCGCAAGGAACGCAAGCAGTTGCAGGAAATGAACTTCGCGCTCGATAGGTTGTTTGATCGTGATCCGCAGTAAGAAGCAACAGGACATCCAATCGGTCTGCGACTTGCATACGCCGCTGACCGACGAGGAACATTTAACGCTGTTGGCTCTGTACGGATTGGGCACGGGTCCATTGCTGCCGGACCCCATTAAGCGGCAGCCATATGACGAATTGTATGTGAAGCTGAAAACTCAGCGCGATTCTTGGTAACTACGGCCACAGCGCCGTCAATGAACAGGAGAGAACGATGTCACTGATTGCGAAAGACAAAGGGGGCGGCGACTTCAAGCCGGTTCCCGCGGGTACTCACATTGCCATCTGCACCCTGATTGCCGACATGGGTGTGCAGCCCGCAGGCAAGTTCAAGCCGCGCTCACAGGTGTTCATCCGTTGGGAGCTGCCCGGCGAGGCGATCAGTTGGAAGGATGGCGAGGGCAAAGAGCACACCGGCCCCATGGTGATCGGGAAGAAGTACACCATGTCGCTGTCCGAGAAGGCGAACCTGCGGGCGGATCTGGAATCTTGGCGCGGCAAGATGTTCAGCGAACAGGAACTCGCGGGATTCAACATCACGAACATCTTAGGCAAGGCGTGCATGCTGGGTGTCACGCACAACACGGTGGGCACCAAGACGTACGCAAACATCGCGGCTGTCATGGGACTCCCTAAGGGCACTGCCGCGCCCTCGGCGTCTGTGATCCCGATGGCCTACGACATCGACAATCACGATCCGGGCATCTTCGCCAAACTTCCGAACTGGCTGCAGGAAGCGATCAGCACTCGCGTGAAGTCTGACACCGCAACCACGGTCGGAAGCAACGGCGTTGATAACGATTTCGACGACGATATCCCTTTCTAAGGCAAAGCCATGCCCCAGTTCATCTTAGGTCCCGGTGTTGGTCGTGAAAGAGCCATTAGGCTTGCTCACACGCTCCTGTCCAGCCTGGATGAACTGGTCGCATGGCGGGTGACTGCTGAACCAGTCAAGCCACAACGCAGTCTTTCGCAGAACGCTTATCTGTGGGCGGTATACGAGTTGATCTTGAAACTGGGAGGGGAAGAGATGGGCGGTTGGACAAAGGAGGATCTGCACGAATTCTTCCTGATCCACCACTTTGGGCACGACGTGCGCAAGCTTTTCGGCAAGAAACGGCTCATTCCTCTACGCCGCAGTAGCAAGTTGACGACTGTTGAGTTTCGCGCGTTCGTCGATGCAATCCACCTTTTCATGGCTGAACGCGGAGTATTTGTTCCAGACCCTGACCCGAGTTATTGGAGCAAGAAGTGAAAACCTGCAAATACGGCCATCCGTTGCCCGAAGGCAAGAAGTACTGCTCCACCTGCGGCAATGCACGCAGTAAGGCTTCTCGCGAGCGTGCCGATGCCAGGACGACACCGGTGTATCTGGATCTGGCCGTGAAGCCGTGGCGGGTGGAGGCGTGACCAACCTGCGCAAGTACGCCGAGGCTCAAGACTGCAAGCTGCGGCTACCCGAGATCTGCAACCGCGACTCGACTACGGTCGTGCTGTGCCACATCAAGCGCGGCTGGTGCGGCAGCATCAAGCCACCGGATGTGATTGCGGTCTGGGGCTGCAGTGCCTGTCACGACGTCATCGATCGGCGCGCGGCGAACCCGTGGACCGAGGAAGAGCTCGATTCGATGATCCTGCGGGCGCTATGCGAGCAGCTCGCCTATTACGTCAGAGAGAGGATTGTGAAGTGGTGACCGAAGCTGTGTGCAGTGTCGAAGGATGCGAACGGCCGATCCAATGCAAAGGGCTGTGCTCGCGCCACTACATGCGCCTGCATCGCACCGGCAAACTCACCACGGTGCGTTTTACCGGCGATTTCTGGACCAAGGTTGAGATGGGCGCCCCCGAGACGTGCTGGCCGTGGAAGGGCTTCAGGAAGTCCTCAGGGCATGGTCTGACGAGCATGAAGGGGCGTCCGATGCATACCAGCCGAAAGGCCTGGGTTCTGACGCACGGCGCGATCAAAGATGGAATGCAGGTGCTGCACAAGTGTGACAACGCCATTTGCTGTAACCCGGATCACATGTATCTAGGCACGAGGATCGACAATATTCTGGATCAGTGGGAACAACCCGCCGCCGCAGATCGCGGCCCGCGCGATGGCCGGCGCTTCATGCTGACCGACGAGCAACTCAAACTGCTCTGGCTCATGCGCAAAGAGGGCGCGACGCTGCGCGCCTGCGCAAGTCACTTCGGCGTTCACTTCGCCACCGTCTGCCGCTATGTCACCGCCATACGCAAAGAAAAGCTGCAACAACTCAGAGCCAAGGTGGCCGCTGACCAAGCTGGCCGAATCTAATATGTTCAACCTTAAGTTATTGGATGAAAAGAGCGGCAGAAGATGTTGTTGCTCAATAACCGCCGCTAATGCATATTATGTCTTATTATATTCGGTGATATTCTTCGGGCGTGGTGCGCGTCCCCGAAATCATTTCCCTCTACAGGATCAACGAGATAGCTCGGCTTTGCGGGGTCTCGCTGAAGACCGCGAAACGCTGGAAGGCTGGACAAGCTGTCCCGCCGCCGAGCGCGATTATGGTCCTTTCCCGGGACCTCGGCTGCTTCAATCCGGCTTGGGCGGGCTGGAAGATCAGCCTGCGGGGCGAGCTCGTTTCCCCCGAGAACTGGATCGCGACCCCCGGCGACGTCCTGTCGATCCAATTGACCCAAGCGCAGCTATCCACCTATCGGACAGAGAATCGGGCATTGAAGGAAGCGCTGGCGACCGCCGAGGCCGGGTTCTTCGAAGAACAGCCGTTACCACATCAGTGGGAGATCGCGCTCGAGGGGTAGCGCGATGAACCGACTACCTGCGCGGATCTGGTGGACGCTATTTCGGCATCACCCGCTGAGGACCTTGGGGATGTCACTCGATGGGATCTGGGGGGCCATCGAAGTTCGACTCTTCCCGCGCTGGAACCGCATACACAACATTCGTGCGATGCGCCAGGTGCATCCAAAGACGCGCAAGTATATCCGTGCAATGGTGAGGGCGCGATGAGCCGCTTGGAATATCGGTTCTGGTGCGTCTTTGCGTGGGTGTTGATGTTTCCGCTGGGTCTGCTGCGGGGGTGTTGGTCGTGGTAGTGAGTTTGGCCGAAGAGAACAACTGTCCACAGGTGAAACAATGAGCAAAATCAAAGCATGGTTGGTGCTACCTGACGGCGAGCCGCAGGACATCGACGTCAGCATGGGCGATGGTGTCCTGCTCGATGTGAGCAAGCGGTTCTTCGATGGCAATACCTTGGATCTAACCAAGGTGATATTTCGTGGGCGGTTGTGCTCCATGGCCGTCGATGACGAGGGGATGTGCAAAGACCTGCCGGTCAACAAGGTTGCGACCGAGGCGTACTGGGCCAACTGCCGACCGGGGACAACTCACCCAATTTGCGGGCCCGCAGTGATCTTCGGGGGCGTGCTGCCATGAACGAGCAACTGGTAGCGGGTTCCACTGAAGAGAGCAACCATGAGTGATTGGTCCTCCAAGACTCGCAACGTCAAGTCTGTGCGGGATCAGCGGCACGATGAACCGCGTGATAAGCGCCATCTGTCGCCTCACCAAAAGCCTCGCGTCTACCGCCTCACGGTGAAGTACACGCGCACACAAACGGAGACCTGCACCAAGGAGTTCCACACGAAAGCGTCCATGCAGGACTTCCGTGCGGGCGTAGAGCGCGAGATCGCCAAGCAGAAGGCCGCGCCACGACGCCGGACTTCGCGCTACTGGGGTAATTGGTGGAATTCACCATACAACATGGAAGGCATTGAGCATGACGAATTCAAGACCGGACCTGACTTCACTGAGGAGCTGATCGATGGTTGAGGAAACAAACCGAACGCTCCCTGCAGAAACGCCGGTCACTTTCCGTGAACCGAGTTACGCATTGTTCGACGTCGAGCAGAACGCCGTCATGACGACTGCGCACGGGAACCTCGCCATCTTCAGCACCAAAGGCATGGCCGATGTCTGGGCGCGCACCTCATCGAAGAAGGTCGAAGTGCGGACGGTCTACATCTCGCCAGGAGAGCAGCATGGCCACTGACCCGGTCACCGAAGATTCGTGCAACGCCTGCGGGCAGCCCAAGCCGCGACTGGACCCGACAACTGGACGGTTTGAGTGCTTCTTTTGTGCACCCGTGAAGCTGCCGAGGAAATCAAAGTGAACGAGAACAGCGGACGGCGGGAGACAGGCGCGACTGTTGAGGGCGAAGCGCCAGGAAATCGAACGCCGTCCGGCCCCTCTTGTGCTCGCTGCAACGACGAGCGCGTGATTACGGAGACTCACGGCAGCAGTTGGTGGGAGCGTGGCTGCCCTGACTGTACCGTGGAAACGGAGCACTACCCATGAGCGAGCTTCGCACATCGGATACGAAGGTCATTGACCACTACGCCTTTGTGCAATGCCATGGCGACTCTGTGCCGGGACAGCAGTCGTGCGGGCTGGTCGGGCTGACGTACACCGAATATTGCCGCCAGCTCGAGAAGCCGGAGGTCGGTTGGTGGTGTCCCAACTGCGGATCATCCGCCGAGTACGACGACACTACATCTGAACGCGCGCAAGGGATAGATGCCAATGACGAGGAGTTTATCGATGACTAACTCGCTCACTCCTCAAAAGGAGAGTGATATCGAGGAGCCGCTCAGCCCTGCAGTGTTGAGCCAGGCTCGATTCGAGGAATGGTGGGACAGCTATTGGTCTCCGGCGCAGAAGATGCCGGTATCCGTCAAGGCAATCGCTCGGGACGCATGGCTGGCCTGCGGGGCGAATACGGGAGCAGTCAATGAGTAACATCCCCTCGGGAACAGAGTCAATGCTCACCTCAAAGGAGCAGCTCTACGAAGCCGCGCTCCTGAAGATTCGCACTGAGTGGCGATATGGCGCGGGCAAAGATGCTCTCTACGAAATTGCCATCGATGCGCTGAATGGAGCCGCTCCCGAGACGCTCCCGCGCCGGTGCCAATGCGGCAAGTTTGCCTTTGCGCCGGGCATGGCCCTCATTACCGACGAGTACGCACACGACCATGTATTCGACGGCACTAAATGCGATTCGCCGGGAGGCGAGTTGAAAGCCGACGCTGTTCCCGAGCAATTCTGTCCGATGTGCGAGAACGGCGTACCAGTAGCGCGAGTAGGCAGAATTGCCTTTCATATCGACGCCAAGCACGGTAGCCGTAGATGTCTACGAGCATCGCAGAACGGGGGACCATCTCATGGCTGACGGTGATGTCGTATCCGAAGGTGTTCAACTGATCAACCGCTTCCGATCGGCGCAGCAAGGCGTGCAGGAATCGAAGCGCGCCCTCAACTCGGCTGAATGCGAGCTGTCCAACGCTGAGCGCGCCTTGGCGAAATGGCTAATGCCGTCAGACATGAAGCCCGGCGAGAAGATCGCCGTTTGGCATAGCGACTGGCTGTTCCAGGTCGAACTGAAACCGCGCGAAGCGGCTACCGATGGTGGGACGATCGTCACTGATTACGAGCCGGTAGTCACCATCCGTACGCGCGGCAAGCGCGACCTGCTCTGAGCGAGGTATAGCAACTGTGGCCAGACTCAAAAAGAACAAAGATCCATGGCACCGGATCACGATCAAGGATCGTGACGGCGCTGAGTTGGTGCTCATGGGGCACGGCCGATATACGCAACTTTCGATCTGGTGCGACAAGCGCCCAGACTTCGGGCGTGACGGCTTCGCGTATTTCACCGGGGAGAAAGCCCTGCGGGAACTCGCGAAGGCGATCCTAGCAAAGCCGAATAGCCGCAGGAAGGGCAAGTCCGAATGACTACGTACTGGAGCTTCAACGCGGATACCAATCGCTGCACGATCTACAATCGTGACGAGCACAACACGCCCGTATTCGAGACCTTCAAGTTCAACTTCGAGCAGGCGCTGCATTTGGCACAGGCGTTCGATAAGCTTTACCAGCAGGGACTCGAACATGGTCGAGAAGAAATCAGCCGCGCGGTTCGAGGCGCTCCACAGCACGGAGCGGGTCCCAAATGATTGTCTGCGCAGGTTGCGGAAGCCCAGCCACGGCCACCAAGCCGATCTGCGATCTGTGCCTGGGATTGGCAGACGGCATTCCAGAGCCTGTCTGCATGCTCTGCGAGGGCGGACTGAAGGTTGATAAATGGGGATGCCACCTCTCACCCACGGGCGGCTATGCGGGGAAGTGTGCGGCTCTACAGTCGGAGGAGACCAATGGCTAACATCGGCGTATTGCTTCAGAGGATGTCTGACTATCTCGACAAGGGGCGGCCTGACGTCAAAGTCATCACCGTGAAGTGTCGGCGCCAGACAGCTCAGCGCTTCGCCAAGGCGAAATGGTGGGGCGGCCCGCTGGAGTACCACGGACGCGAGGTGGTTACGATTGACCCGATTCCGCGCCCTTCGCCACCCACGAAGGCGCGCAAGAGCAAAGCGAACGGTTCTACATCCATATCAGCTCCCAAGGAGCAACCATGAACGCCAGCGAACCGACTAGCGAGCCAAAAGACTCAGTGACGCTTCTGCGCGAGTACGCCGCGATCCGCATATTCCACGCTGACACGTTTGCCAGAGCGAGAACGCTCATGCGCAACTGTGCCGACGAAATCGAGAGACTGAGAGTTTTTCATACGGCACTGGAACAAATTCGGGACGGTAAAATCATTCAGGGCATGAGTCCTGCGTTGTTCGCGAATCGTGTTCTCTCACGACCCGATGGGTATGCGGACAATGGAGGGGCGCGACCGTGACAGGCTATGGAGTCAAATGTCTGGGGCCTATGATCCAGACTACGGCTGATCGATGCACATGGACCCCATCTCTGACCTCCAGAGGGAAGGTCTCGGCCATGTTCTATAACACGACGTGCGGTAAGGACCGCGCGGCAATTCTCAAGACTAGCGGCTGGAGCCATTGCCCATTCTGTGGAAATGCGCTGTGGCTTGCTCTCAGCGCATGAGCGTGCGAAATGTTTCCAAGAGTTGCCATGGGTTGGGCACCATGGTTAGGGCCGATGGAATGGGGGCTTCCCGTTCGACTGTGCCCGTGAAGGCTGGCCCGGCTGAAGTCCTCCTGGCAGTGCTCCGTCACAATGGAGTTACCTGCAGGATTGCCAGGGGGCACCCGAACGAGTTTTACGTCGAGGAAATGTTCATGACAAATGAAGTGATGTACAAAGCCGCCGACCTTCTGCGTGGTATCGCCAAGGACCCTCTGGAGACAGCCGCGTTTGTGGTCGCGATGGCGGTCTTTCAGGCTACCTGCGCAACGCAGAAACCCGCTGGACAAGAGCGCACGTCAGAGGAATTCAGAAATGCCTGCCTCAGCGCGGCTGATCTGTTGGTGCCGCTTTGTCCGCACTGCAGTAACTTTGGACCCGCTCCAACCGTGAGCGCATCAGAGACACCGGGTCACAATAGGACTTGACGCCCTAGGTCCTGGCGTCCTATACTATGCCGCATGAAGTCCAAAGATCTGATCAAAGCCAAGGACCTGAAGGAGCTACTTCAGTACGAGGGCATATCCCAAACGGAGCTGGCTCGCATGCTGGGCATCGCTGACAGGACCGTACGACGATACATAGCCGGCGATCTGCCGATGCCTCGCATGTTCCAGTTGGCGGTGCACTGCGTCCTTTACCACGATGACACACTGGTAGATGAGTTTATTAGTCGCGCTGACAACCAAAACGAGCGAGTGAAATGAGCGTCATCAAGGTCGAACTCGAGGAACGGCGCCCGGGATGGGTGGCCTATGTGCATGGCAACACAGCACCGATCCTTCGGCCGGTCCCGGGGAATACGAAACCCGCGGGCGCGGCATGGTGGTCAACTCGCGAAGCTGCTCACGCAGAACTGCCCGCTCTGCTGGGTGCAGAGATCGTGGTCGTTCATACGCAATGGGCACGCTGACCAACTAAACCAGCAACCAGGAGAACAACATGGCTGAGGAAACATATCTCGGGGATGGACTGTACGCCCGCTACAACGGCCAAGAGATCTGGCTGCGAGCGCCGCGAGAGGAAGGCGACCACGAGGTCTGTCTTGATACCAGGATGCTGGAGCAGCTGCAGAAGCTGGTCGATAACTTCGATCCTACGCCCAGCGACGATGGCCGCGCGTGGCCGCAAGCCGACAACGAGTAGCGCTGGTTTAACTCATTCGAAGGACGCTCATGACAGCCCAAGATCTGTGGATACTGCTCGGCCAGATTCGCCGCGGTGAGCATACGGCGCTGTGGATCAATGGCGTGATCCTGGAGTGGAACTACTCATGACAAACACGCTGTCGGAATGCCCCTACTGCAAGCGGCCAGCAGACGAAAGGGGCAACATCTTTCACGTGGGCGGCTGCACCGCCCTGCAAGCCATGGACATGAACCGTCTGCAGTACGACGTCCTGCAAGCCGAGCTGGCGAACGTCGCGAGCCGGAATCGGGAGATCGAACGGCTGCGCAAGGGGCTCAACGATGCTGCCTACGCTCTATTCCAAATCAAGCGGATGCTACCCGAGGCCATCGTTGAGCATTCAAAGACGGCTTACGACAAAGCCAGCGCCGTTTTGGATGGAGACGCTATCGAACCGGTGAAATCGTGACAAACTACTGCACCTGCAAAGCCGAGCACTGGCAGCCGCACACGGTTGATTGCCCGGCGTATAAGCCACCGGTTGCCCCGACACCGGTCTCCACCCTGCGCCTGCTGGCCCAATGCGGCTCAATGGACCTGTCGGTGTTGGGTGCGATCGCGGATCAACTCGAGCGCGCGCTCGATGCCCAGGAGCGAACCGAGCTGCCCTACCGGCAGGCGGTTGCGGAATGCCAGCGGCTGCGGGTGGGGCTGCAGAAGCTTACCAATGGTTTCAAGTACTCGACTGAGGTCTGCACGATCGCGCGCGAAGCGCTGGCGGGACCTACTTCCGAACCGAACCCGCAACCTCCCTCTGGGGCAGCCTGCGATTGCAACTCCGCAAAGTGGGATGGTGCGCATGCTGGCTGGTGTGCATCGTTGAAATCGCCAGTCGAACCGTCCGATGACCTCGGCAATCAGATCTACGCGTTGCTGGTGCGCCGCGGCTATGCACAGCACGAGGCTCACTTGATAGCCAATGGTCCCGGATGCACCAGTGACTGCGTACAAAAGGGTTATCCGGACATTGACTGCCCGGCGCACGGGAAGAAATCGAACTCGCCTCCGGCCAATCAGGCCGCTTCTTGGATGTGGCGCTGTCCGACATGCGGAGGTGACGTTGCGGCGCACTCCCAAGCGGTTCAACTTGGAAGGTGTTCGCAGAGAACCTACCCACAACAGAAGGAAGGTGATGCGACGTGAGAAAGCCCGGAGAATATTCGACTGGTGACTTTAATCCTGTGATCTGCCGGGGGTCGCATCCGGTCAAAACACGCAGACCACCGTCGCGTCGAACCAACGTATGACGTTCAAATGGCCGCAACGATGGTATGTGATGCCATCCTACATGGATGGACATGGGGACCCTTCAGGCCCCGGCGCTCATACCGAGTACGAATGCGTGCATGGTCACCATCACTATTGGTGGCTGGCCGCTATTTGGCACAACGTACGAGCTGCTCTGCGTCGAAACGAGCAAGCATGATCGTTGACCGTCCAGAACCCGAGATCGTCATCAATGGCGTGAAACTAACGTCAGCACAGGCCATGACGGTTCGGGTGGCCCTGAGCGCCGCTGACTGGGATTGTGGCGCTGACGAGTTGAGCCAGCAATTGAGCGCAGGATATCGAGCCCGGGCGCGGGAGGTCTTTGAGATCATGCGTCGTGAGCGTGCGCAAATGAATACCATGAAGCCCAGTGCGAAAGTCCGCCCCGCGGTGAGCCCAGACATCTTGGTTGTAACAGCCGGGGGCGGCACTGGGCCAATAACACCTGCGACAGACGGAGTACCGACTGATGGCAATTGAGACAGAGCGTCTCTGCAGATGTGCGGACCCCGAGAACTGCACCGAACGCGTGCCCGGTTATCGCTGCAAAAAGGACTGGGCGCGCTCCAGTGAATATTGGAAGGGCGAGCTGCTAGCCGCGAATCGCAAAATGGTGGAGGCCATGCAGACGATTCAATCGCAGGGCGAGGAGATCGAACGGTTGCGCGCCGAGGTGAAATGC